GTACTGGTTCTTAGTGCTGATTACGCTCTTAAGCCCCACCCATTTAACCTCCTCCAGCGCGCGGGTGCTGTTGCTTCCTTCGCTTAAGTTGCGCATCCGGAATTCGTAGTTTCCGGCGGTCTCGGTCTCCAGCTGGAAGGTGTAGGCCAGCTCGTCGTTAGTGTGTCCCGTGAAGCTGCGCGTCGTGGTCGTCCAGGCGTCGCTGGTTCCGGCTCTGCGGTAGCCGATCTCGATCTCGACCGTTAAGTCTCTGAAGGTTCCATCATCTTGTAGGTATCCCAGCCCGCTCGGGAAGCTTATATCATACTCGAATATATTACTTGTAGCCCCGTATGGGCACGCGCGGTACGGGCCCGCGTATGCTCCGGCAGCGCTGCCGGATGAGGTGTCAAGCGTGAAAGTGAGCCCGGTCTGTGTTGTCTCCTGCGCCCACATCTCTACCCAGCCGCTCACCGGGTCGTAGCTGGCCGTTACGCGCTGGAGCGTGTAGACGTGGTCGGTTACGTCCAGGATCTCGTATAGGCCGTTATCGTTCCCGAACGGGTAATCCGCCGGTACCGGCTGATTGATGGCGATCTCTAAGTATTGCGAGGTGGTTACATTATACGCTCCCGGAGGTGTAGCGGGTGCGGAAGGGTAGGCCGGTACGTCCACCGCTAGGGTATCCAGCAGCAGATCTGCGGCGTCGTCTACGTCGTAAGTTATCCCGAGTAATTCCGCCTGGCTGTTAATCGTGGCCGAGTTCGTATCTGTGCGGATCTCGGGGCCTCCGGTGCCGCTGGTTATCGTGTACGTGATAGCAGTTACCGCGCGGATCCGTATGTTGAGCTGGTCGCCCGCGGATATGATGGTGCCGTCGTCCGGGTCTACTTCCTGCGGGCGCAGCCATGCGCGGTGCAGCGCCTGGTTACTGGCGTTGAAGTACGGCCGGAGCGTCGCAGGGATCGTGCTGGTGCCGTCTCCGTTGTCGGTTATAGCAGCCGCCGCGCCTATCGGGCGTATACCGGAGCAGCCGCTAAGCGTAAAGTAGGTACCGGCTCCCCATCCCAGGTTAAGCGGGTGATAGATCGGTACGCCACCGCCGCTAGGCCCTGCGCAGCCGTACTGCGGGGCGGTGTACGTGTAGCAACCGCCGCTGAGGGTGTCCCCGCTGAATGTCGCGGTCGGGTTTAGCTGGCTGGTCTGGTCGATTTCAGTCACCAGCGGCTCCAGGGTGTGCCCGCTGCGGGTGACTTCCGTGCTGCTGTAGTAGCAGTACCATGACCGGTCTCCCGGTGAGTTTAAGGCGGTTATTTCCTCCCCCGGCTCGTATGTGTATACGCCGCAGCCCTCAAGCTCGTTTATGGGTGTTTCGCCGACGTATATGTCGCTGTGGTCGTCGGCGTGCTGGTAGCTGCCTACGCCCTGGCACAATATGAGGTCTACAAACTGAGTGTTATTCCTATAAAAAACATGACGGTCTGCGAGGTAGTCCGGGAAGCGTTTAAAAAATCCGAAGTTTTCGGGGATCACGTTGGTCAAATTGACTTGGTTCCCCTGGGCGTTGACGTCATAGATGCTGCTGCCCTGCTTCGTGTCTTTCGGGCCCGTCTTGCCCAGCTTCTGCATCATTACTATGCCGTATACCGCGGAGGCTACGGCAGCGACCACGGAGATAATGGCGATTATGGTGGAAGCTTCCAGCCCGCCGGCTTCCAGTACCACCCGAAGCGAGCGGGTACCGGTTACGCGGTACTGTGGCCACAAATCCTGCGGTATCTTTACGCCGTCGGCGTATACTGAGACGTAGGCTCTCGCGGCTGCTTCCCTGCTGTAGTCCGGACAAGTCTCACGCATCACGTCCTCCAGGGTCTGCCCGAGGCGGCGGGGTATGTATGCGCGCTCTATTATGCGGCTTAAGTCCGCGCGGCTGTATACGTCAATTCTTAACATATCTGTAGTAGCTCCTATGTGCCAGTGTTGCCCCGTCCATCCGCTCCCACCGGCAGTTCCTGCGCTCTGAGGTGTGCAGGACGCGGCCGTCCAGGTATACGCCTACGTGGTAAAGCCTGCCGCGCACAAAAAAGGCGACGATGTCGTAGTCCTGCGGCTCCTTTACCTGCTCGAAGCGTCCCGCCTGCCGCTCGTACTGGAGCCCGCGAGACATGGTGCTGTGGTCTAGGTCTGTGTAGTCGTCGAGCGTGATCCCCAGGTTTTCCCGGTATAGGTCTACTATAAGCCCCCAGCAGTCGAGCCGCGGGAACTCGCGCCCGTTCGGCGTGTGCTTAATGAGTAGGTAATCGTTAATGTTGCGCATCTCTCCTCCTATGCTACGTACTTGAGCCCCGGCGCGTTCTGCGCTGTATAGCGCAGTTTCGGGAATTCAGTATTAAGCATATCACAAAAGGAAGCGGTAAAGGTTGCGGCGTCTCTCGTTATCTGTCCGCCGGTAACTGTGAGCGTGAGCTCGTAGAGTACCAGCGTTAAATCCTCCGGGTGGCGGTGCTGTAGTGTTAAGTATGTGGGCTGATCGCTCTGGAGCACCTGCCGTACGTATTGGAAGCAGTCGCCGTTTACTCCGCAGATCCCGAAGTTTAGATCAGTGAAACCGCTGTCGCTGCGCTCCGGCAGCTGTACTGTAAAGGCGGCCGCGTCGTAGGTCTCCCCGTCTATGGTGCGGGGCTGGTTATCCAGTATAAACCGCAGCGTCCCCACCGCGGCGTTGGTTATTGTCAAGGTGGCGGCGGGAAGCTGCCCGCCGCTCGCGTAAATCTCGTTTAGTGTTAGCAGGCTCATATTTCCTCCGCCGGTTCGCTTAGTCGCCCTGGTCTGCTACTTCCACGAAGTAGCTTATAATACCGGTCTTAAGTGCGACGTAGTATTTACCCTTTACGGAGTACACGGCGCCCTGCTGTATCTGCCCCGGCGTATATCCTATCTTGACCGGGCTGGCTACTGCCGGGCGGGTCATCGGGACGTACATCTTGCGTATATATAGCTCAGAGTTACCTATGCGCGGGAAGCCGTACGGCGCGCAGGCAGGGAGCGCTCCGGTCGATGCCATGCTGTCGGTACCCTGCAGGGGTAGATTATATACATCGCCGTTGTTGCCGTATACTGTGCCATATAGCATCGCTGTACGGTGGCATAAGATACTCGTAGGGAAGTTCGCCAGGGCTTTCGGATCTGTAAATGCCCCGTAGTTGTTCGCACGCGCGAAAAAAGGCGCGTAGCTCATCCCGTAGTCAAGGTCGCGGTTGCTCGCGTAGTTGCTGTTAGATGCCGCGAATGAGTAGGTCGCGTCGCTAATTAAGAAATCGTCGTCAAGGCTGAAATGCAGACCCACGGTATTATTAGGCGCGGTATATAGGCAGGTATACGGGGTCTGAGTTATCACCAGCGGGACGGCGGCGCCTATCATTACAAGCGCTGAGGCTCCGCGCCAGTATGCCAGGTTAAGGGTTACCTCGTCGCCGGAGGTTCCGAATGTAGCAAGCTCGGCCACCGCGCCGCAGTTCAATCTATTCGTGGCGTTACGGCTCGCGCGAAGTACCGCGGCCGGCAGCCGCGCATAAGTATTATTGCTCGCTGGGAAGTCTAGATCGCGGGACGGGGTGTCGGTTAAGCCTACGCGCAGCACGTGCTCGTCTATGCAGATCCCAATAACCTTCTTGTTTCTTCCGTGTCCTAAAAAGTACAGATCAGTGCAGGATCCGCTCTTGTTGACGTCACTGGCTCCGGAGCTCCCGCTGGGTACTAGGAAGGGCTGTCCCGTCCATCTAGTCGATCCGATCTCGACCTTCTCTTGTAGGCTTATGCCCGGGGCTACGCTTAAAAGCCAGGTTACGAAGTCCGCAAGGACTGCGTTCTCTGCCTGCACGCGGGCGCTTACTGTTCCGGCTGTATAGTCTGATTCCCTTTTAGTGATCGTTAGTGTTTTCTTAAAGCTCATCCCGCTACTCCTCTATGATGGTTAATGTGTCGGTGGCGTCGCCCAGATCGTCCGCGTCGTCGACAACGTTCTCGTCTGTGAATTCTGCGAAGTCGACCACCTCGTCGTCTGTTACGGTCGTCGGCTGGTAGTGCTCATCCCACGATCCGTCGTCGACGACCGTGTTGCTGGCGTCCAGGGTGAAGGCTACGCGGTATATGCTCCCTACGGTCGCGCCGGTGCTCACCAGTGTGGCGGTAAGCTCCCCGTTTACTATGCGGACGTATCTGTACTGTATAGACTGGTCTCCGTCTACGCGTAGCATAGGCATCACGAACCATGAGGCTCCGCTCTGTATGTCGCCCTTGTACCAGCGCAGCAGCTCGCAGTATTGCTCCTCAGTAAGCAGCAGCTGTACGCTCACCTGGTCTGGTGCGCCCTGGTTTACCAGGCGCTGGCGGGTGTAGCCGTCGGCCATGGCTGTGCGTAGCATGTTAGGCTTATGCTTTGCGGTATATCCGGCTTGAAGTGGCCGCGGCAGGTCTGCCGGGTAGTATTTCATATATGCCTCCTATTAGGCGCCGAACCGGCGCAGCTGGTAGGTGTTCTCCATCGCGCGGGCGGCAGCTCCGCCGCGGCGTATGTTGCTCACAAATATATTTATTATTCTTTCGCCGTCGGTGTTGTCCTGCTGCTCTACCTGCCCTGCTCTCTCTGCGTTCTCGTAAAGGTTCACGGTAACGGCTCCGGCTGTTCCTCCGGCGGCCTGCCGTGCCAGCTCGGCGGTACGCTTCCGGCTGGTTACGTCCACCGGCCCTTGTATAAGTTCCGGGCCGTACTCGCCTACTATGCCCAGCTGACCGGCAGGTATGCGCCCACCCTTATCGTGCATGGTTAAGCTCTTAAGCTGCCCGATGATATTGGCTGTCAAGGCCACCGCATTGGCGTAGTTCGCCAGTGATTCGTACCAGGTCGCGCTGGTGCTCAAGGCCTTAGTCCAGGCCACGATGGCGTTAGCGGTTGCGGAAGCCACCGCGAAGCCCTTTTGTATTGCAAAAAGCGCCTTATATGCGGCGGAGCTCTCGCTCATGCCTGTGGTTAAGCTCTGGAAGGCGTCGCTTAAGTCGCCCATCGCGTCGGTGAACTGCTTGATGTTTTCTTCGTCGTCTTTAGTGATGAATTCGTTTTTTGTGGCGCGTGTCTTTGCGCGTTCCTTCTCGTAGTCGTCGCGGAGCTTCTGCAGGGCTTGCAGGTATTCCGCCTCGCTCACCAGTGCGTCGGTGTGGTACTGCTCCAGCTTCTCGAGCTTCTGGCGGTAGTCCTCCGCGAGCTGTGCCTCCTCGTCACCTGCTACTGAGCGCAGGAAGTCTGCGGCCTCCTGCCGCTGTTCCTTGATATTCCGCTGGTATTCCTGCTCAAGGGTAGCGCGTGCCTGCTGGTATTCCGTCTCGGTGGCGATGCTGCTCTTTGCGTACTCCTCCTGCAGCTCGCGGAGCGCGTCCTGGTGTTCTGCGCGGAGCTTCTCGACGGAGCTGTAGCCGTTCCGCTGGATCCGCTGTACGCGGGCGAAGTACTCCGCCCAGGTATCGGCGGCAGCGCGTCCGGAGGCCTTCCCGCCTCCAGTGACCTGCGGGGTTCCGAACTTGATCACCGGTGTGGTCGCAGGCGCGGCGGCTGGCTTCTCGGCCAGCTTCTCGGCGACGCGCTTCTTGGCTGCGTCTATTTCCTCTAGCTGAAAATTGATAGCCTTGTCGATGATCTTGGTGCTCTCGGCGATCTCGTTCGCGGCCTTGTCTATCTCGTTGTTGTATGCCTCCGCGGCGCTGTCCCAGTCTCCGGTATATATGAGCTCTGCCAGGTATTCCGAGGCGCCGCTTAATCCGCCCTTAAGCGCTAGCCATGCCTTGGCGGCTGGTTTCGCTACGTACTCAAGGAAGCCGGCGCGGGCGAACTTGAAAAAGTTTGATAAAAATAGCCCTATATTCTGGAGCCCTTCGCGGGCGTCCTCCTGCGAGTCTGAAAAAAAGCTCGCTACGTACTCTATAGCCTCGCCGGTGGTTTCCTTTACTACGCGGGCGATCTCGCCGAATGCCTCCCCGAGGTCATTAAAAAATTCCTCAAAGTATGGGCGGTTTTCGTTAATCCAGCCGGTGAGCCCGTCCAGGGCGTCGGCAGCAGTGCGGATCCCGTCTGTGATGAGCTTACCCAGTCCACTCTCCGCGAGCGCTCTGTAGAAGTCGCCCCAGGCGTTCTCGAGCTGGTTAAGCGCTCCGGTGACTCCGCCCTGGAGGTATTCCAGCACGCCCTCGTTCTC